TTGCATTTAAAGCAAACCCTTGCAAAACTGACACTGAGTGCGAAGCTGAAGAAGCTTTGAAGTGCTGGGTTTTCTGCCAATAAACAACCAGAGATCATCATGGAATATCACGCAATTACTCACTCTTTATCTGCAGTAGCTGTTGTCAGGACTGCAGATCATGGTGTCTCTGATACTGAATGGAGACACGGATGTAGGATTTTTAAGTTCAATAGTCCTTTTCAATCTCAAGTCAACACTGAGTTACTCGTATGTGGCTTTGAAATCTACGACAACCACGAATGGTCAGAGTTCATAGGCTCACTAGATGAGCCTTCAAATGTTCCTAATAACAATTTCATATCAACCAGAGTTGTCCGTGACAAATGGGATAACAACCGTCCTATCTATTAAGGGTAAACCCTATCATGAATGAGAACTATCTACCCATTTGTACTTGCTGTTACGCAGTAAGAGTAGAGCCACAACGGGCTAGACGTATACGTCCAACATGTGCTGCTTGTGGCGAGAAGATCGCTAAAGAACGCACATTCACAGTAGCTAATGGCAACAAGCAAGGCTACGAACTTATAACTGACCCAAGTATTCTTCGTCAGTTAAATCCCAAGAGAACAATATGACGCTCAACCCAGGCAAGCTGTGCGCCAACTACGTTGGCACTTGCTTGCTAGGGTTTCGCTCCCATAATGAAACGGGACTTGCCGACTGCCCGCCTCAAGCGGGGGCAGATCGGCTTCGCCCTTTATTTAGTTTAACTGGAGAATGATATGACTGAACGTATTGACTTAGTAGATGAGATGAACTGGGAAGACAGTGACAAGATAGAAGTTATCTCTTTGGAGGAAGCTGGTTTTGAAGAAGCTCCTCTGACTGAAGAAGTACATCTGCATGGAACTGTGTTTCGTAGTGGTATCCATTCCTACTTGGATTGGTTCTATGAAGGTTCGGTAGAAGGTGGAGATTACTAAGATGTGGGTCATAGAAGATAACGGCTATGACTTAGTTTTTGTAAGGTTGGAGGATGATAATCCACAGCCTGAAGAACAAAAACAATTGGAACTGTTCACAACTGAAGACCAATTTTTTGAGAACATTAGTTATTAATAACAAAAGGAAACAATTATGCCTAATTGGTGCAATAACACAATGACAATTACTCATTCAAATCCTGCGCTGATTGAGAAAGCACTAGATGCTTGGAACTCTGGTCAGTTCTTACAAACACTTATTCCTTGTCCACAAGATTTGATCGACACAGTTTCAGGGTTTTTAGGAGACGAAGAAAAACAAAAAACTTTAGAAAAAAAGCAACAAGACAACTTTGAAAAATATGGCTATCCAACGTGGTGGGAATACTGTGTAGCTGAATGGGGAACTAAATGGGATGTAGGTTACAACAGCAGTCAAGCCCCCGCCATTCTTGTTAATAATGGTTTTTCAGTAGCTTTTGATAGTGCTTGGTCACCACCTTGTGATGCTTACGCCAAACTCGAAGAGCTAGGTTACACCATAAAAGCTTATTACTACGAATCTGGGTGTGACTTTTGTGGTCGATGGATTGATGGTGAAGACGAATGCTATTCAGTTTCTAAAGGCGGTATACCAGAAGATATTGTTGATGAGATGGGTATTACTCCTTTTATAGAAGAAATTGAAGAATAACAACAAACTTTCATATTCCATTGGCAACAGTGGAATATGGAGGCGACTTGCCTAAACCCCTCAACTACTGGAGATAGAAATGGACACTCCCATGATGTCTACTCTGTATGCAGCAGCTACTGAAGCCTTGGTTTCAGATGCTTCTGCTACGAGTACATTCGAGAAGATGATACAGGTTGCGTTTACGCATAGCTCTGTAGAAACCTTCGCTAAAGACTTGAAAGATACTGAGAAACTCATTAAGAAAGAGTTCGAAGTAGGCTCTATGCCTGGTCCTTGGAGATCAGCTAAGTCAGTCATTCACAGTGCTATGAAGTTAGGCATTGGTTTGGTTGATGACAATGGTGGCTTCTATGGCAAAACGTTCTTGCAAAACAAGATCAAAGACTCTAAGACTGATACGAAAGAACCAGAGACTAACGAAGAGTATGGCAACCGAGTCATCAAGATGCTCATGTCTGTGCCTGAAGGCATTGATGCTGTCGCTGTTGTCAAACAAGTCAAAGACTTCTTGAAAGTGGTTGACTAAAATGCTGACTCAAAGCATGGAAGTGATGCGATACGTACGGGCTAGTGCTGGTAGACAAGGCATTTTCGTTGTATTTGAAGACATAAATCAGCCCAGACATGATGGTAAAACCATCTATCTGCCTAAAATTACATCTTTAACCACTGATATAGGGCTTAAAGAAATGATGGCATCTGTTGACCATGAGGTTGCACATGATCGCTACAGCTCTTTTGATGTTCTTAAGGAGATTTCTCCTGATCCACGTAGTCTGCTGCTGTTTACTTGGAACTTCTTAGAAGATTCTAGGGTAAACAACATCGAAGCTCGTGAATATCAGGGCTTTAGGGAGAATTGGGATGAGTCTAGTGCTATTTTGATTGATAAAATCTTTACCAGAGCCAAGAAAGAAGGCACAACTGTCTCAAAGCTTACAACAGCCTTACTCTATTGGGAGTCTACTGTATCCGCAGGAGCATTTCCAACAATAGAGCTAATCACAAGTAAGACAAAACCTAACAAAAAGATTCTAGATGTTCTTAATAACTTCACTGATCGTCTTATATCTTGTCATTTTATTCTTGACAAGAGATTAGGCACTGAAGCCACACACTCTTTGGCTGTAGATATCCTTGAGAAGCTGCAAGAAGAGTGTGCTGAAGAGTTCAAACCCATGCCTAAGCCTGTTGCAGGTAAAGAAGATGGTGATAAAGATGGCAAGAAGGATACGCCAGTCTCTAATGAAGAATCAGGCGGTGGTGAAGAGAAATCTGATAAAGACGACTCTAGCCCCAAGAAAGATGATGAGTACAAGATCATCAATTTAAAGTTAACTGAAGAAGATTTAACCAAGTTTTCTATCACTTTGCCCGAACACGGTGAAGAGATGAGTAAAACTGGAATTAACTTTGAGCCTGTTGGATCATCTGAAAAAGAATGGGACATTACAGACTACAACAAATTCATTATTGTTGATTATCCCAAGAGCCTCGGTCATAAGAAATATCTAGAGACTAACGCTAAGACTAGAGAGTTTCTTAAAGAATATGAAGCACGGGTAGAACCAAAGCTTATCTCTCAAGAAAATTTTGCTCAACAAGTTCGTAGATTTATTCAAATCAGATCAAAAGCACAAATGCAATATGGTGTCAAGAAGGGAAAGTTAGATCAATCCCGTCTATCTCGCATCTGTTTCAATGCACCTGGTTTTAATGAGCGTGTTTTTAAGAACAAAATTGAAAACAAAATTCTTGATGCTGCAATCACAGTGCTTGTAGATATGTCAGGATCAATGGGGGGTAGTAAGGTGCAATATGCCTTAGCTTCTACGTTGTTGGTGAATGAAGTTTGTTCTACGTTAAACATTCCTGTTGAAATCTTAGGTTTTACAGACGGACACGATGCAGGTATGGATGTTGCTCCAGTTATGTTTATCTATAAAAACTTTTCTGATCTAAAAATAAATAGTGAGCGTATCAAAGGATGCTTCTCAATAAGCAGCCTTTATATGTATGGAAACCCTGATGGAGAAAGCATTATTTGGGCGCATGATCGTTTGATTAAACGCAAAGAAAAGAAAAAACTATTGATTGTGATGTCTGACGGTTCTCCAGCAGCATCTAAATCTTCAGTTGGTTTAGGAGACTTTACTCTTAAAGTAATTCGAGAGATTGAAGCCTCTAAGAACATAGATATTTATGGTTTAGGTTTGTGCTCTGACTCTGTTGAGTACTTTTATAAATCACATAGCGTAGTTAACAATCCAGAAGATATTCCAAGCAAGTTACTTGAACTTATAGAAAGAAAGATAGTCAATGTCTAAAGAAGATAAAAAATCTGATAAGGTTGAAGACCTTGTTAAAAAAGCTTTGAAAGAAGCGTTGGATAAGCGCAGAACAAGCACAACAACTACTGTGTTTGAACCTGAATGTGAAGACGAGAGCGCACCAGTAATAGTAGCTAGTGCTCCCAAAACTCTTACAGATGGTTTACGTAAGCTTAAACCTAATCAACTGTGGTTTTCTGAAGTTGCATCCATTGATAAGATAGATGCAAAAGAAGACTTTGGTGTCACGGTTTTTGTAGAGCACAAATGGGATGATCGCATTGGTTCGTTCATACCAGAGATTGACGAAAACTATGTCATTGACAAACAACTGTCTGCAGACATCTTAATGGCTTGGGAATTGAACGAGAAGGTTCTTTGCTATGGTCCTACAGGTGCAGGTAAATCAAGTTTAATTGAACAACTCTGTGCTAGAACTGGTAGACCATTTGTTCGTGTCAACTGTACGGGTGACATGGACTCATCAATGATTTTTGGTCAACTCACAGCTAAAGATGGATCAACAATTTGGGTAGATGGTGCAGTCACAGAAGCAGTTAAGTATGGTGCTGTGTTTGCATGGGATGAGTGGGACGTAACACCACCAGAGATTTCAATGGGTCTGCAATGGCTCTTAGAGGACAATGGCAAGCTTTTCTTAAAGGAGATGCCAGGTAGTACCAAGGACAAGCAAATCGTTCCTCACGAGCATTTTAGAATTGTTGCTATTGGTAATACACAAGGTCAAGGTGATGAGACAGGTGCTCATGCAGGTACTAATGTTCAAAACTCTGCAACTTTAGATCGCTTTGGTACTGCAGTGTTTGTTGACTATTTGCACCCATTGATTGAAGAGAAGATGCTTACAAACAAGTGGCCTGAAACAATCAGTGGTAAAGCAGCTAAAGAATTGGTTAAGCTTGCTAACTTGATTCGTCAGGGTTACAAAGCAAATCAGTTTAATTTGACTATTTCTCCACGATCATTGTTTAGCATCTGCAGAAAAGTTTCTTCTGGTTGCACATTGAAGAAGGCATTTGCTCTTGTATATCTAAACAAGCTCAATGACACACAACGTAAGGTTGCTGATGAGTTGTTTGGCAAAGTCTACGGAACCAAAGACACAGTTTAAAGCATAAAACCACATAGCCTTCCCACCAGGGAGGGCTATTTATTTTGCGTTTTAAAGAAAACACATGAAGTTAGAAGGAACAAAATTAGATGATTGATTGTAAGTTGATCCAAGCTAATGCTCCTAATAACAATGGTGAGCAGATACACATCAACCACATCGGCTGCGAAGCAGGTGAGGACAAGAAACGTAGGTTGTACATCAAGCGTACAGAGAAAGGTCTGGTAGCCTATTGTCATCACTGCAATGAGTCTGGTTTTGTCAAAGACAATGCTGGAAGATTGTCTACGTGGACACACAAAACAACTGCGCCAGCAGGAATGCGGAGCAACAAGCCCATACTAGCAGCACTCACAACAGAGGGCAAGGTGTGGCTGCACAACAACTACTGCAACCCTGAAGACAAATTATTTAGCGGTGTTATAGGTGAGCAATCAAAGGTAGCTCTTACACTGTGCAACCCGCAAGGAGAGCAAGTGGGATGGCAGGTAAGGAACTTGCTTACTAATGCTATACCCAAATACACAACGTACTACAGCAACAACGATTACAAAGGTGATCCAAGCTGGTTCCATATTGCAAGCAAAACACTCGTGATAACCGAAGACTATCTCAGCGCATACAGAGTACACAAGAACACAGGCTTCAGCTCTGTAGCGTTATTAAGAACATCTTTGTCCGACAGGACATTGATGCAAATACATGACCTCAGCTTTGAAGCTGTGGTCATTTGGTTAGACCCTGATGAAGCAGGAATACAAGGAGCAAAGAAAGCATACAAAAAACTCAATCACTTTTTACCTACAACAACAATGGTAGCCATTTATGGCTGCGATAAAGAACCCAAAGAATACACACCAGCAGAGCTGGCAAGCATACTTATCTAAAGGAAGTAAATGGACTATGACGTTCTCTATCTTTGCAGTCAAAGCAAAGAGAACCTAGCAAAGTACAGACGCTACATAAAGCCACATGTAGTAGTAAAAGAAACAAACACCATCCTCGATGGAATGGACAAGTATTACAAAACATTCCCAGGAGTCACTGACTTTAGTTGGGATAGTTTTTCTGCATTTCTTATTGCAGACCAGAGTAAACGACTGACTGATGATTCCATTGTGAAGCTTCGTATGACGCTCACTAAAGCTAGGTCGTTTGTTCCACACCATGCACATGAAGAAGTAGTAAAAACTCTTATTGAGTTGGATTACTTGGCTCAAATCATGGAAGAATGCGAAAAAGTAAAAGAAGGTGAGAGTGATTTAGAGCACGTTCATATACTTGCAACCAATGCTTTGAAAGATGTGGAAAGATACATTGAAAAAGATGAGCTTTTTGTTACTGCTGATCTTAGTGTTATTGCTGATCGCATTACTAGTTCTGGCTACGAATGGAGACTGGATGCTCTTAATCGTAGTCTTGGTCCTTTACGCACTGGTAACTTTGTTATT